AAGCCTTTCGTTACCCACGGGAACGGGTGTTATGCGCCCCAAGCGGCACCCTTTTGAACGGTTCTTCCTCCGAAATCAAGAATTTCTCAAACCAATTGAGGCTATATTTGGGCGCAGCGACCTCAGCCCTGTATTCGGGCAGCCAGACGTACTTCAACATCTGCCAGCAGATAGCCAGGGACATCACCCTGTCGTCGTGTGGGGAGCCGTTCATCCTGCCATTGGGGTTTCGGACGAAGGTAATCAGTTCCTGAATAGTGCGTTCGTCCTCAATGGTGATTTCGTGGTCGCGGATAGCCGCAGCCAGTTCGTCGATGGCCAGCGGCTTGGTGGCTACGGTAGTACGCCAACCCAGAATCTCGGTAGCCTCAGGATTTCGTTGCTGAAGGCGACGGGTGCGGTATATATTCTTATAGCCGTAGCGTTGAATGGCCTTCAGCGTGGTCAGACCGTGGTTGTTGTTCTCCACGCCTAGCAAGGCTCCGTTGTACCAGTAGCCCAACTCGGCCAGAAGGTCACCAAATAGGTCTGGTTCGATGTGTCCGTGCCAATGGGCGACGACCCGCAGGTCGTGCGCCTCAATGATATGAGCAGAACTGTAGTCGCCATGGGCTAGACCTTCGGCTACGTCAGCGCCAATCACATATACCCCGTCAGGGCGTGGCTCTTCCCAAATGCAGAACTCCCCATCGGGAGTCTGCCTGAACTCAATATTCTTACGCGACAGAACATGGATGTAGCCCCTGCGAGGGTCATCCGTGGGCAGGTCCCTGAGGGCATCCACATCGAAGACGGGGTTACCCGACTTGATGAACGCCTCCTCTGGATTGCGGGGGTATTCCTGATGCAACTGCCATGAAGGCATCGAGCGTTCCTTGGCCTCATACCAGTCATCGTTTCGGTCGCCAGCAGACCAAGGCCAGAAGATGCCCTTGAAGTTGTTCGTCCCCGTCTGTGACCCCACCCACAGATGATGAAAGAAGTTGCCAGAACCATTGGCGGTACTCAGACAGATAACACGACCACCAACGTCAGCAATAGGTTCGATAGAAGCCCATGCCTCTTCGCTGTTGGGCAAGAAGGCCATTTCGTCCACGATGACAAGATACACCGATTCGCCTCGGGCGGGGTCATTGCCCGAAGGTAGCGATTCGATAGCGGACTCGTTGGCAAACGTCATCTTCAACTGGTTGTCTGACGTCAATTGCGGGCCGCGCTGGCGCATCCAAGCAGGCAGGAACTTGTAGCCATATTTGGATTTCTGTAGCAACTTGGCTGCTTCGCGCTCCGTGCGCGAAAGCATAACAATAAACCTATCAGCCCAGAAGAATCCCAGCCAGAAAGCGTACGCAGCGGCCAGGGTGGAGAACCCGATCTGACGAGCTTTGAGAACCACACTATAACGGTTGCTCATCCAAGCACGAATGGTCTCGATCTGTGCTTCACGCAACTCGAATAAGATACGCCCACGCTCAGGATGCTTGATACTCCAATAGTTCTCACAGAAATATTGGAAGGCATCCACGAGTTCGTCAATGTCGCCGTTAGCGGGGCCGCGGCATTGCCGCCACTCCCGCTCGTTCAGAAGTTCATTTAGTTCCATGTTACCTTTGGCGTAGGTGCGTCCTGATCTCTGGCGGGAAACCCACCTGAATGACACGCTGAAGAACAATCACATCGTTGAGAGTGCGACCAGCGTTGGCCCACAAACCAACCTCGGTTGATCCTGAACCAGACCCCGAAGCAGTCCTGTATTTGATAGAGAACGACGACACGGAGGAGGAGGAGACGCCAGAATTTGTGGAGTCCCTGAACACGGTTCGCAGCGTGCTGGCTGTCGATGACGACGATCCAGACGATGATGCCACCCGCAACACTGTGATCTGCCACGAAGCAGATGAAGATCCCGCACCAGAGCCAGATGCTGATGCTGACTGTCCCTTGAATGAAACAACAGATGAAGAGCCAGTTCCCGATCCTGATGCGCTAGCAATAGCGGTGCGCAGACCGTACGATAGTGAGGTACCAGCACCAGATGAGGTTGAGTCTCTGGGGACTGAGCGTAAGCCAGTGGCGCTGGATGTTCCAGAACCAGACCCAGAAGCTGTTTCGAGATGCGATACACCACCGACAGAAGTTGAAAAACCAGTACCAGATCCAGAAGAAGTGCGTTCGACAATGCGGAGTGGCGTGGAGGACGATGAACTAGTCCCGCTGCCCGTGGCAGTGGCGACGACAGTACGGAGACCTGCTGCTGTTTGTGTTCCAGTTCCGCTTCCTGTAGCGTCACGTAGTTTTACTGTTACGCCAGTGGCTGTTTGTGTGCCTGTGCCGCTACCTGTGGCGGCACGCAAAGGCATACCCTCATAGTTGAATGAACTATTCTCATATAGTTCTAAGGAATCGTATAATGCCGCCATAAGGCGCTACTAGATTTCCGTAGTCTCAACCGTTTGATGCTCTTTGTAATGTATCTCTCCACTTTCAAGAGAAAGAATAATCGCTTCTGCCCACATAAGTGCGCCATCCAGAGTATTCCAAGGGCCAGGACGGTCAACCTCAACACCGTCAATAGTAACAATAACATAGTTGTCGTCAGTTACCGTTGCCAAATATATGCTCATCTAATACTCGGCTTTCCTGAAGAATGACAAATAGCAATACTAACACCAGACGCAGCGGGGTCATTTCTGGAGGTCCATGATGTACCATTGCTTGTCACTTGTGGTCCGTTGGCAACAATAAAACCTGCATCATCGCTAGCGGCGTTCATCAAAATAATACCACTAGTTATTGCTCCAGTTCGTGCGGTGTATGTTGTTCCATTTGTTGAACTTTGGAAACCATAAGCCAAAGAACCATTATAACCATAGTTGATTAGAACTGTTGAGTTTGACTCAAAGAATGCGTAACCAGATTGACCGCTACCGTAGTTTACCGCAGATGTCCTTGCTGTCCAAGTTAGACCATCTGTTGAACTTGCCAATGCGCCAGTGGTTCCAACATCATTTCCAGCAACCCAAATGGATTGCCCCTTGAAATAATGTATATCGCCAATATTCGTAAGAGTAGATGTCCGCGCTGTCCAAGTTCCCGCTGGGTCAGTCGCAGTTGCCATTGCGCCAACGCCATTACCAATCACCCAAAGCCCATTGCCCCATGCCACCGACTTTAGTGGATTAGCACTCATGCCAGTTGTAGCCTGAGTCCAAGTAATCCCATCACTGGAATAGGCGGCTAAGCCACCTGCTCCGACTGCAACCCAATATCCATTGCCATATGCAACGGCAGTGATTGCATTTGAACCGAAAGAAGATGTTCTAGAAGTCCAAGTAATACCATCTGGGGATGTGATAAGATTTCCACTATCCGCTACGGCAACATAAAGATTCTTTCCATTTGATGCAATATCAGCAATTCCCACGGAGCCAGAAAGAGGTGTTGTCCGTAAAGTAAAAGAACCATTCGCAAAAGTTGTGGATGTTGATGTGTATATGTCGCCACCTGTCGTGCCAACAACCCACATATAAGGCAACTTCTTGCGACCGTTCAGATAGCCAATGCTGGCGGCATTAGCGCGCGCAGTAACCAACGGCATTAGTTATCTCACTTGAACTGCGACTGAGAAGCCAACACAGCATAAGTCGGCGTAGCCGCAGTCTTGATAATCGTAAAAGTATACAAATCAACACTAGAAGCATTGCCAGACGCAGGAGCAGTACCGCCCAACCACTTGGGGGTCACACTAGAACCATCCACCTGAAAGACAGTCGGATAGTATGCGGTCGTTCCTTGGGTTACGGCGAACGCCACAGTGATCGAATCACCCGTCGCCAGTAGCGACGCCAGCGTAGTGCTACCATCGCCACGGAAGTTGAAAGTCCAGTTCGCACTAGCGTTGCTGGTGTAATACCATGCCGAACTAGTGAGAACATCCATGTTCACGGTACCAGTAGCCGCAGTCGCGGACACATTCCAAGTTTCCTCAGTCTCCTTGAGGACCGCACCACTGATGGTTGCTGTGTTGATCGTCGGACTAGTAAGGGTCTTGTTAGTCAAAGTCTGAGAACCAGCCAAAGTCACACCATTAGTTTCCAACTGGGCGATCTTATAGGTATGGCTAGAGGTAACAGCCGAACTGTCGACACCAACCTTGGCTTCCAAAGCCTCAATAGCGTCGTTCGCATTGGCGTGTTGCGCCGAATGCGACGGACTATTTAGCGGATCGCCAGAAGTAGGGTTAGTGAGCGCATCAAGCGAGGAGGGAAATGAGGTAGCCATTGATTAGTCCAGGCTCAACGTCAAGCTGGTGATCTGGAAAGTGTCGCCAGCAGTGACGGAAGCCGACGACGACAAAGCACCCGACCACAAACAGTTGCCCGCAGACGAAGCGTCCCAAGCAGACCAGTGGCTGTAGGTTTCGGTGTTCGGGACGCTGGTCCAAGTGACAGCAGCCGAAGAAGCCATTGAACCACTCGTGGCAGTAGAGAACGAAACGGACTGACGTGACGTGTTGGCGGCAGCGTTAGCGGTACCATCTTCGCCAGGGTCGCCAGTGTGCAACTTGAGGTACACGTTCGAGATTGAAAGCGACTGGGCACGAAGGGTGTCCAGCAACTTGTTCTCCAAATAGTTAGAAATGCTCACTCGTTGTCTCCGTCACACTCATGGGCGGCTTCGCCGTCACAGCAAGAATCCTTATATCCACAGTTCGGGCAACGCCAACGGCAAGCCGTGGGCGGATACTCCTCACCGCAGTTCAAGCACTCAACTAAATGCCCCATTCGTTACATCGCCTTCAGGTGCGAACCACGCGTCTCACGCTCACGAGAAGCGACAGCCGCAATCAGGTCATCCAACTCTTGGTCGGACAACTCCGTAGCCCCCTTCTCCGACTTCAGTGTGACCGTAGGCGGAGCCATCCGATTCGTCGCCTGAAGGTACAACTGGGCGGCTTTGATGTCACCCTCCAGCGCCTTGCCGTAGAGCGTGTCCAGCAGCCTCTGGCTGCGCTCTGGCGACCCCTGAACCTCGTCCACCTTGGCCTGCCAAGCCTTACGAAAAACGTCCTTCTTTTCCCAGCGGCGCAGGGTCGAAACGTCGACGCCGTGGGCGGTGGCATAGGCATTCTTTGAGGATGGTTCTCGTTCTTGGGGAGGGGTGCACAGCCAGGAAATGTACGCTTCCTGTCGCGCGTCCAGCAGGTTTTCTTCCAGTGCCATTACCAATAATCACCCTCGTTACCTCGGGTGCGGTGCAATGTAACGCGTAACGCTTTGGATAGGGGCCTACAGTGATCGGGCGGAGCCTCCAGCGAACGCCCGATATTGATCCCCAGAAACTACGAC